ATGTGTATAACGAGCCGTGAAGCTTTCTTGTGCGTCATCAAAGATAACGGTTGCGCCTTCACCCTTTACAGGGGCAGTACCAAAACCAGTGAAGAGCACTTCCTCTTCAAAAGCACGGTCTGAATTTTCAGTTTCATAGAGAGGTGCGTGTTCATCGTTGACCTCTCCATACTCCATCCCGAATACAGCATTTAGACCCGGAAGGAGTTGTTTGCTAATACTAGCTCTATTTATAGCCATAATAAACCCTCCTTATTAAGCCGTTGATGCCGTAGCAGTTACAAAACGATCACGATGATGGTTCAACCAAACTTCAAGAATTGGTTTTGCATCATCACTGCCCTCGTCTGGAAACTTAGCTCTGCCAATCGCACGAACAGCAGCGGAAGATTCAACACCAGACGCACCATCAAGATAGTAGCTGGATTGACCTGTAACTGTGTTACCACTAGAAGCAGTTGAGCTAACGGTCACATTATAGTTTTTAACAACAAGCAACTCAGCCGCTGAAACGGTAAGAGATGCTTGAATGTAATAGGTCTGATCAGGATCAGTTATTACAAAGAATTTAATATCCGTGGCTGATACAGTACCCGGCCAAAAACGTGAGAACTTTTGCTCTCCATTTTCTACATACTGGCAACCCATGAAAACCCCAGAAGGCTTCAGAGTTGCAGCAATAAATGGAGATATAGTAGCGAAGTTAGCACCCGGCAAAACCACTGGATCACCAGTGAAGATTTTGTTCGTGGGGCTACCTGTCATACCAGTTGAGGTAATCTCAATGGTATCCGTGACAGCTTCATTATTATAGTTACCACCTTTTTTACGAGCAGGAATGAAACCACGAAATGCTGCGGTACTAGACATGTTTCATTCTCCTTAATAATTAAGAGGCAGTTAGTCTTGAAAAGACGGTTGTCTACCTCTGGTTGTAACAGAACGGCTAGTATTAGAAATAGGCATACGAGAATCAGAATTTTTCATAAGTTGTGCATTAACTGCATCCATCATGTTATTAGCTTTATCTTCATAGTATTTCTGTCTAGCCTTTGCTTTTCCTGCTGGTATCTTAGCAAGAGCTAAGTCTCCACGACTTACTGTGCCATGATACCTGCCACCCTCTTTCACGACAGAGGATAAAGCCATTTCAGGTACTTCTTCAGGATCAACGAACACCCAACCTTCTTGTTGTTTTTTACCAACATTAATATAGTCATCTTGGCCTTGAAGGGAGACTCGTATCCAACGTAATGCCATTTGTTCTTGATCAAACCTCTGCTGTACAGCTTCAGGAATATCAAGAGCATTAGGCTCTTCAAATGTCCACTGTTCTTCTCTCACTGAATTTTCTCTTTGACTTTTAGTACGTGATTCATTTCGTGTCATATTTTCCTCCACGCTATGTTATATTCGTATATTCACCGTCAGCCTGAGTAACTTTCATTTTCTCAGCGGCATATTGTTCAAGTGGGATACCCCATTTATTAGCAAGCCTTACGTCTTCTTTTGAAAGCTTAACTTTTTTACTAGAGGTCGGAGATGAGCGTGAACTCCCCGATACCACTTGAGCAGGTTCTTTCGTGTTATCCTGCACACGCTGCGAAGTTTGACCAAAAGCCGTTTCCAGCCGTTTGTCAATTTCTTCATAAAATTCGTCATCATTAGGATCATATCCCTCGTTTTTTAATTCTGCATCTAGTGCTAATGCAGCAGCAGTCTTAATTGTATCTTTACCAAACCACTCATTTTCTTCAGCCCACTCTTGAGCTTTTGGATCTACAGCTTGAGTTTGTTGTTGTGGCTGTTGAACCTGTTGTTGTGGTTGTTCTTGTTCTTTTTGTTTAACTTGTCTTTCTAATCTAGTTTTCCAATTTTGTATTGATTTTAATTCTGATTTAGCTTCTGTTAAAGCTTCTTGTGCAGCTAAAGCTTTATCTTTATCACCAGAATCAAAAGCTTCAAGATACGCTGCTCTTGCAAGTTCAACTGTTCTTTCTAAATTTTGTTCATTCGTATTAATACTTGAACTTGTTACTTGTGCTAAATCATTAGATTTAGTTTTTAAACTTTTTTGTAACTGTTCGTTTTGTGCTATTAATTTTTGAATTTGTTCTTCACGTTCTTTACGTTGTTTTACGAGTTGTCTAATTCTTCTTTCAGCACCTTTAGTTTTAATACCATCTAATTCTTTAGGTTGTTCTTGAACTTCTTCTTGAGGTGCAGCTTCAACAACTTCTTCTTTTGGTTGTTCTTCTACAGTTTCAAGAACTTCTTCTTTTTCTTCTTCACCTTCAACTTCAAATTCTATTTTACTATCTTCATTTTTTGATGGAACTTCAATGGTATCCCATCCCTCATTTTGATCACTCATTATTTTCTCCGTTAGTCACGACCTAAACGATTACGTTTTTTACTATTATACCATAAAAAGTTAAATGTCACAAATCACTCAGACCCCTTTGTTAAATTAAATGTAGGATCTAGATCTTTCGGATCAGGCACTCTCATACGAATTTGATCATCATACAAAAGTATTAGACGAACACCCTTGTAAAAAAGTTTTGTTCCGGCGTGTTTTGCATAACATACGTAGTCGCCTACCTTACACCATGCACCATTTGGATACTTATCTTTTTCAAAATATGCTAGATCTCCTATTGCAAGAACCTGACCAGTTGTAGTAAGATATGAAATGTCTTCCCTTGTTGAGTCAGGAATAAAGATACCACCTTTAGTTTGACTTTTTACTGAAACTGGACGAACTAAAATATCATAGCCCGGTAAATCAGGCAGTATTGATGGATTAGGTTTTTCCTCTGGATCAGTAATCCATAAATCATTTTTTAATGCCCCACCCATTTGTACTTGTTGCATGTTATTCGTCATCCTCCATATGTAGACGTTTTTTGTAAATTGAAGTTAAGTTATCTCTAGCCCATTGTATACCAACAATAGAGCCAACTATTTGTCTGTAGTGTGAATAATCTTCAGCCATACCTTCACCAAGATTATTTCTAAGTTTTTCTATTTCTTCATTAAACTCTAAGACAATTTCATTCCATATTTCCATTATTATTTAAGTGTTCCTTTCTCCTCACCTTTCCAAGAATAATCATCCCATTTATTAAGTGCTGAACGAATATTACGTCCACCAGTTACATCTTGAGCATATGCGTCACCAAAACTTGTATCAGTTTCTTTTACATTCTCAAGATATCCTTTACCTTTCTGCATCATTTCTCATCTCCGTTATTTGTTGATTCGCTACTTTTAACATATTTTCAATGGCTGTTTGATCTATTTCTTTTTGATCTTCCATTTGTTTCTTTAACATTTCTGACATATATTTAGCTAATTCTTTTCTTTGATCAAGTTCTAGTTTATTTTCTTCTATTTGTATTTTAGCTTGTATCTCTGCTTCTTTAATTGCTTCTTTAGACTCACGATTAAGTTGAGCCTGTTCTTCTTTCATTTTACTTTGACCTGTAACTTTTAACATATCTATAATCTGAGCAGTCTCTTTTATTTCAAGCTCTTTATTTTTGAGTTGTAATTCTGCTGCATCACTAGCTGTATCAGATTGTAGCTTTTGTTTTTCAAGTTCTACTTTTGCTTGTTCAAGTGCTACGAGTTGTTGTTCTGGAGATTGAGCCATACCCATTGCTTGATTTGCACTAAGAACTTGTTGGGCAGCTTGAGCCATTACTACTTCTATTACAGATGGATTCTGTGCTTGCTCTGGTGGAACTTGCTGCATTAATTGTTGTGTTACACCACTTACTTGCTCTTGATATTTCATAATAGAATGTTCTTGAATATTAGCTTGTAAGATTGGAGCAATACGTTCCATTATTGGATTAGCACCATTTTGTGGATCTTGTAAATATGCCATCTTTGTTTGAATATGTGCATCATGATTCTGACCCGGAAAAGCTGCAATGGGAACACCCTTAGTTGCTGCCATAATATCAGATACAGGATCAAGCTGTTGAGGCTCAATCTTTGGTGGAAGTATCTGATCTATGTTAGGCATATTAGCTGCATTTAATATTGTACGATTAAGTGCTTCAAGATTAAACATTCCCGGTGGAGATTGTTGTGCCATCTGTAATGCCATATTAGCCATCATCATGCGGTGAGCATTAGATGGAATATTAGGATCAGAAACAGGAAGAATATCTATACGACCATCAAAGTCTCTCTTAAATATATTACGAGATTCGTATGGTATATCATATGGATATTGTTTAGGTAGATAATCAAAATCAATACGTGCTAATATTCTAAATTCATCTTTTTGTGCTTTGTGTAATCTTTTATGAACCGCACTAAAGAATTTACTCGATGCCT